GGTTGTGTCGTGCGTAAGTGCCTTGTGAGGGCATTCAAACCGTTTCAATAAGGTCTCCATTCGGGCAACGTGAGCCGGGCAAGGGTGCGTTTCAGTGGTCATTTTGCCGCCTTTGAAACGAGGATAAGGTCGGAAGGAGTATAGCGGCAGGGATAAGAGTCCTCAAAGTCTACAATTAAACCCGTGCCTTTTCTTTCTGTTACAATCCCTATCTTTTCGGAATTTGCAAAGTGTATGGATTTTACCACCTTCACCACGTCTCCGATTTCAAACTGTTCGTTCATTTCGCCTTTCTATGAGGTTAAATTTTGTTTCCGTATTCGTAAATAATTTCATAAACTTCTTCGGGAGTTTTGCCGTCTATTAGAGCGCAAACCGCTTTCGACGGAGTGCCTTTTTGAAACACGTTAAACCACCCTTTAGGAGTTTTTATCGAGCGAATCATTCCATTCAAGGCACGGTATTTTATTCCGTTTATTTCGTGTTCCCTTAATCTCATTTCTCTCCTGTGCGTTGCGGCGGTTAAATTGAATACCCCATTGTTTGTTTGCCACAACAATTATCGTGCTTCGCGGCATCTTGACCTTCGCGCCAAGCGGCTAAATATAATTGTTGTAAAATAAGGGCGTGCATCGTCGGATATTCCGCAAGGTTTTTTACAGCTTCTTCGATTTTATTAACCTTGCGCGTTGTTTGCTCTTTTAATAACGCCTTGAAAGCCACATCAAAAGCGTCTTCAAGATTGCGTTGCGCTCTGTAAGTTTCTTCGTTTAGTTTTTTCATTTTTTCTCCTTCTTGCCTTGCGGCGGTTATTCAATATTAAGTTTGTCAAAAATATGAAAAGCTTTAAGCCGATATTCTTCTTCAGACAAAACCACTTCCTCCCTTAATATGTCCTCAATTTCGTCCAAAGACATACACTTACTAATTCGTTTTGCAAGCCTATTTATATTTTTGTCCACTTTTGCTTTTTTCATTTCGTTTCCTTTCGGTCGTTTTGTTTTTTTCTTCTTTCTTACACTGATAATATAATCCTTTTTTTCTGATTTCCTAATGTTATTTTCATTTTTTTGAAAATAATTTATCGGGCTGGGATATAGATATAATAAGGGTTTGCGGTCTTTCGGGACGTTTTGACCGGAAACTTTCTTTTATTTATTTTGGTTTTTTTAAGAAAAATACCGGATTTTGAGAAGCCAAAAACCGAGAATATACACAAACCGTAAAGCTATATTTTATAAGGGTTGGCGGCGGGGTATGCCTTGAAAGCTAATAAGCATAAGGATTTGATTGATAGGAATAAAAAATCCGCCGACAAAAAACATCAGCGGATTGCTAACCGGAAGAGGAAATAAAAAGGATTCCGGCTATTTTCGCGCAGGGAAATTATACTCGAAATAAGCCCCGAAAGTCCATACCCCAGTCCCTTGTTTTTCCCCTCTATAATAAGCGGCTTCAGATCGCCCAAAATACGCGCCTAAAAATCTCCACGACAAACCCAAATGTGTTTCCGCTAAAAGTCCGAGTCTATCTTGTTGTGGGAAAAAACAAACCGCGCTCGATGCGTCGTGCCGCAAAACAAGGTCGCCGTATATTTTTGTTGCTTGCGTTTCGGAAAAATATATCCCGCTATAATTTCCGGTAACGGCATCAATTTTGCCGGTTGTCAAACCAACGGAATATTCGCCCCAGAATAGCCCCAGATTGCCGCCGAGGTTCCCGTGAGTGTTGGACACGACTCCGAGGTTAAACCCGTCCGCAAGGGCAATTCCGGCGGTCAAGAGAAGGACGGCGAGTAACTTAAAACCTAAATTTCCCACGTTGATTCTCCTTTTCGATTGCCGAGGTAATTTTTTCGGTTCCCGTCAAGGTCGTGAGCGGGTTTATGGATTTGATAGGCGCGATGAGTTCCTTAACCTTTTTAACAACCGTGCCGAGTGAGCCGTCCTCGTCAATGAGTTGGCAAATATAGCCTTCCGATTGCAGTTTTGCGAATACCTCTTTTTGCTCCGAGTCGTTTTTGCAAACAACCATTACATTGTCAACAGTCCGTTGCTCGATGAACGCAACCCACGCCTCCAAAAGGTCGGCAATTCGGTTCGAGATTTTTTTGATAACCACGAGCGAAAGCCCGAACATACCGATAATTCCGAGCGCGATTTTTCCGATAAGCGCCCACGGAAGCGAGGACGTTTCGGGAATCGGAACGGGCGGGGCGGTTATTAAGGTGTCAACAAGGGCTTTCCCTGTGTCCGCAATTGCCGCCGTGTTCGGGAATGCTACGAAGCAAAGCGCAATTAATACCATCCCCAGCAAAAACATCTTCTTCATTTCTCTCCTTTGAGAAAAGGTTTTGCGGCTATTCGCCGCTTGTTTTGAAAAATTCAAGTGAACGATTTAACCAACCGGAAAAGAATTTATTTAACCCCGTCTTTTCGAGCGCGAGGTTATGGTAAAAAAGAATCCGCTCTGTCGTTATTTTATTTATCAATTTTTTCGGATCGTCTTGAAATGCCGAGCAAGCGCAGGTTATCGTTTCCGCGCCGCAATCTCCGTCAAGTTGCAAATGGAATCCCCACTTGCGAAGCGTGCGTTGTAAAATTATAGTAGTTTCACGCGCGCCGAGATTGACCGACATATCGAAAATAAGCGGAACTAACCCATCGGGGAGCGCGTCGAAATTCGGTTCCGAGAAATATTTATCGAGGAAATAATAGCGAACCAAATCAATATCGAGAAGTTGAATATCTTTTGGGTCAACGTCGCCGTCGTGGTCAAGGTCGAAATCTTGCCAACCGTCGCCGTTGCGGTCGCCGACAATTTTAGCTTGCCTTAAAGATAGTCCGTATTTGGTCGCGCCGCCCGGGTCGTTTGGGTCGTTGACATACCCGCCTTCGCGCCGGATTATCGCGTCAATTATAGCGTTTATCTCTTTCGATTCCATATTATTTAGCCTTTCCCGAATCCACAATTAATTTAAAAACGGCTACGATCGTCTCGCTCACGATCCACCATTTGAAAACTGTTAGCCAATCGAAAACTTGAATAAGAGCGAAGCATAAAAGCGCGGTAGCAAGCCCGAAAGCCCCGAATCTTTTTGAGTTAAGAAGATTAACAATGAAAGTCGGCATTATTTCTTCTCGTTTATTTTGCGCTCAATACGGATAAGCGATTCTTTGATATTCGTATAATTCGCCTCTTGCGTTGCTTGCTTTTCGATAATGACAGTTTGCCGCGTTTCAAGATTGCATACGCGGCTTGCCGTCGAACCCCAAGTAATAGCCCAAACTGTGCCTATAAGCACAACTGTTACGCTTAAAACCGCAAAAAGGATTTGCCAGAGCCGCGATTTTTCGCCATTCGTTCCTTGTATTCCTTGTATTCCCTGTATTCCCTGTTCTCCGTCCTCGCCCTGAACCCCTTGAACGCCCTGAACGCCTTGATGTGCCATATCCTATCTCCAAATCGTTATGATATATAAGTAAATCGTCCACGCGAAAAACCCCGCAATGAGTAGCCCGGCTATCCAACAGGCAATCTTATCTTGCTTTTGCGCGTCCATTCCCTTATTCCGTTCCTACGGGCAATCCGCCGCGCTGCCGATTGCTACAGCGGTGTTTCCCCTGATATAGGTCTTGCCGTCCTTAACCCCTATTGGCATCCGTTGCATCGTTAAAATAATGCAACTATACTCTAATCCAATATCCAACCCGCGCGTCATATCCGTCGCCGCCCAACCGCCCAAAGTCGTATCGGCAAAAGGGTAAAAGAACGCGCCGTCCGAAACGAACAACAGCGACTCCTCCACCGTTACGCTATCGGTTGTATTGAGAAAGAAAACGTATAAACTTTCACCTGTCATACTCGCCGCGTCATAAGTAGAATCGCCCGGATATTGATTTAATTTATCAATATTAAACGCGCAATCAAATACAAAACCGTTATTTAGCGTCGAAATCGTATCCCCTACTCGCGGCTCGTGGCTTAATGAGCAAATTTCTATCTGCGTATATGTCGTGCAAACCGCACCGAACGATAGACAAACCGTATCCTCCACGCCTGCGGTTGTCGTGTCCGTCGCGCCGGAAGTATAATAATTGGTCGTTAATATATAGGTCGAGTCCCAACTCTCGATCCCCGCAGATAGAGTATGCAGATAATCGCCGACAGGGAATTGATAAACCGTGTCCGCGCTATCCGCCGAAATGATTTTCAACGTGTCCCCCGCGCCGAGAGAGGAACCGCCTGTAATTTCGCCGGAGCCGTTGTAAAAGTGGTCTGAACTTACCGCGCCGAAAGCAACCCACGCCGCGAACGCGATGAAGATTGTTGCGAGTAATAGTTTTTTCATTTTTTCTCCTTTAGAAAAATTTTGTTTTAATCGAAATAACCTACCGCCCAAAGGGCATCTAAAATCATAACGATTATACTCCAGTAATTCATCATATTTTCTTCCCACCAAGAATCGAAAGTCCCACAAGGCACTCCTGCCGCGTTCAAATCCGCAAGAATTTGAGTCATTAAACCCGCGCAAAGTAAATAAACCGATGTCGTCGCCGGTTCCGGCGCGGGCGGATAAGGCGCGTCCGGCAATCCAATCCAAGGCGGCGGGGTCGTCGTTGTCCAATAGTTATTCGGAGACGCACAACTTAACCCCAAAAATATTAACAAAAATTCTATTGTTTCGGGATAGCCTGGTCGTTCTTCGATTGCTTCTATATTTGCTCTCGCATTCGCAAGGTCAAGTTGGCTCACAATCGTAAGCCACTTTTTACCGCGGAATTGAGTCCGTTGTAAAAGATAATAAAACGCTTCTCGGTAAAAAGAAGATGTTAAATGTATTCGCGACGGAGAATAAACTATGTAAATCGCTCTCGCTAATTCCCGCGCCCACTGTCGCGAATAAACCACGTTCTTAATATCTATGGATTTGTCGCGTGTATTCCACGCTTTTCGCCCGATGCTGTATTCCCTATCCGCCCCGAAATTGACGGTTATTTTTTTCAGATTTCCATCCTCCCATTGCCTCATTACGTCGCCTTTATCGGAGTCCGCTATTTCCGTCCGCAAATTAAATGTTCCCGAATCCGTGTTCATAATGCTTTCGATTTTCAAAACCATTATCGGATTAATCCACCACCACGAGAACCACGTCGCTACGGCTTTAGTAAGTGCTTTCGCGCAGGATATTTCGCCGTCGTCCTGATCGAGTCGCGGTATTCTCGAACCGGGGTCAACCAAATTAGTTTCATAAGAACAAATCCGATTCGCTAATCCGCCGATCATTCCGGTCGGTTGGTTCCCGAACATAATAATCCGCTCGCCGTCCCAAGATTTTGTAAAATGGGTAGCCGGATAAAAAGCCTTCCCGCAAAATAACCGCTCTTGAATTCTAAAATGTTCGTCTCGGATTTCCGCGAATGAAACTCCGTCATCATTTTTCATACAGCAAATACAGTTCAAATAATCGCCTAAATGATATGAGTAACAAGCCCCGTCGGGAATATCTTTTGCGGTGGGGTCAATAAATCCGGCTTCGATTACGTCGGAACCGATTGTTGTAGGTCGTGTCCAGAAGCCCGTCCCATCCTCTCTAATTCCAAACAAAGAATAGGGTCGCCCGTGAACGTATTGTCGGATATAGGCTACACTTGAATTAACGGTAACGACTCCCGTTTCAATCGAATAAAACCATACTTTTTTTAAATTCGTGCTGGAAATTGCTATCCAATGATAATCTACTACTGGCATCCCTCTTATAACGTGCTGTAAATGCCACGTATCAATTGATGCCGCACTTTCAAGTCCTATAAAAGTATGAATCAAAGTTCTCGAACCCCATAAATGCAAAGTATCATCCCATACGCGAAAAAATAATTTTATATTTCCCGTCCCTGTGCCCGAAATATAATAAAGCCGCGTATCGCTTGCTCCATTCCAAAAAATATCCTGACGATAATCTTCTATATCTCCCCAAAGATTATCAAAAAATAACAAAGTCGGCGCTGAATGTAGCCCCTCCATTACTAACGATGTCCCTTTTTGCGAAGGGTCAAACATAAAGCGTAAAGGTTTTTTATTATCTGCGGGCGGGGATTGCGTCGGATCGCTTGCGGTAAAAATTAGCGTTGCGAGCGCGTCTCCGGCAAGTGGCAATCGAATATAAGTAGAAACTCCCGCTACGTCCGTTCGGGTTATAACGTGCGTTGCATCTTCCAAAACCCATTCGTCAAAAGGAATGGTTCGAGGAAAGTCTACGCTTATCTGTTTGAAATCCAAAATGTCCGCAAGCGTCCCCGCGTGGTTTTCAAAACTCGCTACAAAAGGCAATCGGTTTTTTATCGCGGTAAAAAAACTATTCGTCGCTTCCATTGCAAAATCTCTACCGACGGCAAACTGTCCGGCAAAATAAGTATAGTCCCGAAGGTCGAGTCCGATTTCAATTCCGCCTTGCATAAATTCTGCATTCGCTACAAACCCGCCGAAAACACAAACATAGTCGCCGTCGTTTCTTGAAATACCTAAATTGCCCGGGTAAATCTGGAACCAAGATTTTGGAACTAAAATCTGAACGTGGCATATAAAATTATCGGAATCTATAAATTTCCAAAAGACCGGACTTTGCTCCGATAATCCTGTTTTTAATCTCGCTATCGTTTCGGATGGAGTCGAAAATTGTTGATCGGTATTCGCTATTGAAATCGAAATACCCGAACCCGTCGCAACCTTGAACTCCTCCGCTGTCTGATAGGTTATTTGGCTATCCTGTAAAACCTTACCGACCACTTCGTATTGATAAACTCCCGGCGCGAGCGCGGTCTGACCGATATGCAAAACGCCGCGACTATCCCTATAAGAATCTCCGAGAGTCCCGTCCATTTTGCAGGTCTCCCAACGGTCAGGCAAACCCGAAACCGGAACTCTTCGATAAAAACCAATAAGAAATAGAGGCTTTGTCGGACGCATAATTAATACATCTGCGCGGGCGGCGCGGTTAAAGTGTTTGTCGGCAGGTAGGTCGTGAACCCGTCCACGACGATATTTAAAACAAATTCTTCCGCGACATTTACATCCGCGAGTGCGTCAATTTGATTCTCCTCTTTTTCAAGTCTAAAAGAATATAAATAATGAGTATTAAGGTCGTCGGTATGAAACTTAAACCACATCAAACCGGACGGATAGTAATCTTTTTCCATATCCGCTTCTAACAGGATCGTCGGAAAATCGGTCTCTCGAATAGCGCTCAATCCACCGTAAGCATTCGGCAAAAATCTATCTGCGGAAAGCACCCACGAAAACGCCGTCGAAACTTTATATCCCCGAATACCTTTATGAACGGCTCCGGTATAGAGCGCGGTATTTCCGGCTCTTCCAGAAAATTTTCTAACCGCCGCTTTTCGACTCGGCGGCATCGTAACCCAAATGTTCATTCCGGTAGCGGGGCGGTAAATTCTCCATTCGCTTTCGCCCTGTCCATTTCCCCAACTCGGTATTGATAAATATGGCATTAGTCTGCACCTACCCCTTCGAGCGCGGCTTTCACAAGATTCGCCCTTTTGTCAGTCGTTCTTTTATATTCGCGTAGAGCGGCTATATCGTCCCCTAAAAACGTCCCGTCGTAGTGTTCGTGAATCGTTACATTAACCACTTTCGAGGACGCGCCTGCGGGCGAATTAGGCGCTCTAAAAAGCATCGGCGCAAGTTCAGTCCGGGCAAAGTCCATAAAAGAACCCGCGCCTTCGAGCGGGACGATAAGTTCCCGTCGCGTTCCCTCAAAAAATCCGGTCTTTCCCGGTTCGAGAATACCGCCTTTATAATACGGTTGCGCCGCGATGGTAGCAAGTTGCATTCCCATTATACCCGTCGCGATTGACCCCATAATCAAACCCAACGGAAAAAACGGTTTTGTCTGAAAAGCATTTATTATCGCAAGAGCGGAACTTGATACTGCCTCCGAATATTTTACTATTCGCTGTTTCTTTTTTAGAGCAAGTTCTTTTGCCGCAAATTTATTTTTTATTGCGTCAAGTTCCGCTTCTGTTGCGCCCCGCGCTTTCGCCGCTTCTGTTTCTTTTCGCTCCTGTTCGCTTACTCGCGCAAGTTGCATATCGAAATACGCATTACCGAGATTATTGACGGCATTAACATAGTCTAACCATTTTTGAATTTTTGCGTCCCGAACGCGGATCGCTCTTTCGATTTCTCTCTGTGCGCGCTCCTCGTCGGATATTTCTTTTTCCGCGTCAATTCTCTCTTGAGCATCTTTTGCGCTTAATCCTCCCGCGATGAGAATGATTAATTTATTCGTCCAATATTGTTCCTCTGCTTTTAATCTATCCTCATTCGACGTATTCTCATTATCAATTATTTTCTTGAGCGCGTCTTGTTCGTTATTTATTCTCCAGTCGTGTTGGTTGCGCCGCGCATCCATCCACGTTTCGATAGCTTTTTCCTCTTCGTTCGCTTTTTCAATATTCGCTTCTTGCGTCGCTTTCAATTCCTCGTCAATTCGCTTTTTATCGTCGTCGAGTCCTTTGTCTTTTATCTCGCCGAGTTTTACGCGACGGTCAATTTCAATCTGAGCGAGGGCATCCGATAATCCCTTTTCAACATTTTGTTTTTCGATAGCGACTTCAACTTCCGTCCGCACTCCGTCGTTGAGTCCCTTCTTTTCTTCTTCCGATGCCTTAATTGCGAGCGATCTTTTTAGATTATAATACGCCGAAACGTCCTCGCTTCCGGCTCCGGTTTTTCCCATATCCGCTTCGAGTTGCTTTAACCGGACTTGGTCGGCAATGTAACTGTCGGTCGTTTGCTCCTGCGCGGCTTGGATTTCCTTTTGAGAAAGGACCGCGGCTTTTGCATTTTTATCTGTTATTCCAGCGCGGTATGCCTCTGCTTGACCGAGAGCTTCTACTACTTGTGCTTGCGACGAATATTCTAACCCCATCGCTTTCAAAGTAGCAATAGCGTTTTCTCTTGTTTTATTGGCTTCAAGTTTTGCGGCGGCGTCCTTTGCGCCGAAAGCCCCGACTTTCGACTGGACTTCAAGATTCGCTTTTTCTATATCCGATAAGCCAGCATTCCACGTATTTAACAAATCGCGTAAAGGAGGAGTAGCTCTCGAAAGTTTTTGACCGGGCGACGTTGCAGAGTCGGCTAACTTCGCCATAGTTTTATCAAAATTTTTCTGTGCTTCGTCCGCTTCTTTTGTAGCTCTTGCATATTCGACAATCGCCCCTTTTAATTCCCAGATTTTACCGACAGCCCACATCGCCGCGACGGTCAAACCGCCTTTTAATACACCTCCGAATTTACTCGTTTCAGAAAAAGCCCCATTCATTGATTTTCTTAAATTTACATTCCCGCTTGCGAGAGTCAAAATACCGCGCCCTGCCCCATCTAATTTCGCGCCAAGCATCGAAAAAGAACCGCTCATATCGCGGTTAAGAACCGTAGAAAGTTTTGATAGAGCGTTATATTTTGTTTGTGCAATCGCTAAAACGACAAAGGCTATTGCCACTGTTTTTATCGGCGCGGGCATCTTCCCGAATACCTCAATTATCGGAGTCAATACCGATAGCAACCCATTCGCTAAACCGACTATGTTTTCAAAAATAGGAGCGAGTCCGAGGGCTAATTTTGTGAGTGCCGCGAGTCCCCGCGTTTTTAAGGTTTCAAGATGCTCACCAACGGAAGCGGAGACGTTTTTCATCGCGGTATCTACAGACCCCGCCGAGTTTTTCATCGTATCGAGATTTTTAGCGAGTTGTCCCGCTTGCCCACCGGTCGCCGCTAATACCGCCGGAAGCGCACGAATATTCGGGAATAAAATAGCGATTTTATCTATGTCCCCGCCCGTCGCTTTCGCCACGTCGTCGAGGACGCCCGCAAGTCCTTTTGATTTCAGGGCGGCGGCGCTAAAATCTATCCCCATTGCTTTCGCGCCCTGTCTCGCGTCCTGTGTCGGTTTTACAATAGACGCAATTACCTGTCGCATTTGAGTAGTAACTTCGCTTGCGTTCCCGGTTACTCCGGTCAAAGTCGCATAAAATCCGCTCAACTCTTCGAGCGATATTCCACCCGCCTTTGCCATTGGAATAACCGCTCCCATAGATTGCGCAAGTTCCGAGAAAGTCGTTTGCCCTTTTATAACGATCTGCATCGTTTTATCGTAGACTGCCGGGAGTTCGCTCCACTGCATCCCGTAGCCTTTAATAATTGCAGACCCTAAACGGAAGGTATCATTTACTCCGGCGTTACCCGCTTCCGCCGCTTTCATCGTAGTTTCGAGCGTCGCCATCCCTTGCTCGACCGGAACCTGCGCGGAGTAAATTTCATATAGAGCGCGACGAACATCATTAGCCGAAAGAGAATATTTCCCCGCAAGCGTCAAAACCCTATCTCCGAGGTCGTCGAGTTCCTTTCCCGAAATCCCCGCCATAATTCCGGCTTGTGCCATTTGATTGGTATGCTCTACCAATAAGCCGGTTACTTTTCGCATTATCATTAACGCCGAAAAACCGCCTACCAAATTCATAAGCGACGAACGCAAATTGGTCATACTCTTATCGGCGCTTACTCCACTTACAGCAAGCCCCTTAAGTTGACCGTCCGCGTCCTTTGCTCCGGTAACGGTTACTCTCAATCGTAAATTTACTAATGCGTCCTCTGCCATTCTTCCTGTATCTCTTTAATATGTTTCAACGCTTTTTCGCGTATAACGTCCTGTAATTCTTCCGTCGTTAAGTTCGCGTATTTGCTCATATCCGGCATTACGCTATCCTTAAAAGCGTCGGGTTTCGATTGTGCATAGCGGTTTAGATTTTCCGCGATTGCCCTTGTCAAATATGCTAACGAACGCAAAACTGGAGCCTTTTTTATTTTATCGTGGTCGGTTATTTGCTCCGCACCGAGTAGCGAATACGCTAACCAATCTCCGAAAGTTGCGTCTTTATCGGAGTAACCCCTAAAGAGCTTGCTGTTTGCGACACGATTGCCGTAATCCACGAGCTTATTAAGCCGTCGAAGAGCTTCTCCAAGTTTGCGTTGCTCGTAAAAAAATTCGCTAACACCATCCCCGGCTTGAAATCGCCGTTTTCGTGAGCGTCAATTATAAATTCGATTGGCATATATTTCAATGCCTCGACGTTCTCCGTATGGGTATCTTTAGTCCCGTTGGTACCGTCGGTAAATTCTTCTCCGACGGGCGCGATTAACCACGCTACAAATCTCCTATCGAGTTTGTATTTTGCAAACATCGCAATCGCGGTTACGTTATCAATTTTTTCGGGATCAAATCCTTCGCTCTGAACGAATCCTAAAAAGCCTTCGTATTGACCGAGGACGCCTTCAAGTTGGTAGGCGTTTATTTTCGGACAGTAGTATTTTTCTTTTATCCCCGGCAGTGAAAACGAAACGTCCATTATTTCCTCTCTTGATAAAAAGGGGACTCTCGCAAGTCCCCCTTTTTCATTGTTCTTTTTTCGGTCTGCGAGAACCGGTTATGGTTTATAAAACGCCGAACGTCCCGTCGCCCATAACGCAATCGGATGTTATTACGCAAGCGATTGTCGGGAACCCGAAATTGTTTTGCCCAATTTTCAGTATTCCCATATCCGGCACGGGGATCGTAAAGAGTCCATTCGCATCCGCGACCACGGACTTCGCTCCTCCACCGACGAAATAATGCTGAACGCCGCCGATGTCCTCAGAAAGCAGTCCGTTGGTTATTTCGTAGTAGAGAACCTCGCCGACTCCGGGAGTCCCGTCCGAGTTCAAACACGTTCCGGTTACGTTCCAGATCGTCGCCGCTACGGATTGTTTTATAATCGCATCCACGACACAACCCAAGCCGGAATAGGTAAAATACATCGTATATGTATTATACCCCGCTTTAGTTAGGACGATTTTATAAACGACCGAGCCTGTGTAAAGCGAGTCTGTTAGTTCCGCCCAACCGTTCGCGTCGGTAGTAACCACTTCTATCGCTCCACCGCCCGAAGTGGTTACAGTAACCGTTACTGCATCTACAGGGGCTTGCGGTGCGTTGACCGATACTCCCGCGCCTTCGGTTACGTTCACGCCGCTCCACGCTCGGAGAGGTTGCATCGTATATCCGAGAGTTAAGTTCGCGACTAAAACGTCCGGGGTTACAATGAGTAATTTATCCGCGCCGAGAGTTCGATACCCGGCTTTTACAACACCGACATAATAAATTACTCCGACGGGAGCAGTAAGCGTGCAGTTTCCACCTGCGGTTGTAGTATCTGTATCTACGACACTATCGTCCGAGGCTTTATAAATCGTTACTGCCGCCGATGCCACACCGTTCCCGGTGTCAGCATTCATAATTTCAAAGGCAATGTCTACGTCTGGCAATTATCTCACCTCCTTACGGGTGGGTCGGGTATAAGGTTGCGTGCGGGAGTGCCGCACCTGTTATCGTTAGATTGCATCCGGTTACGCCGTGCTTCAAAGCGAACATCTGATAAGCGGTCAAACTATCGCTTATCGGCTTCCCGGACACTTTCAGTTTCGTCGCATCTTCCTTTTCACCCGCAAGTTCGAGAGCCTCCGCGCCGAAAACACACGGCCACATCTCGAAAATATTGCAGGTTACGTTCGTAAGGTTGCTCCAGTCTAACGTGCGTAAGTCCGGCTGTAAAACCATAAGATGCCACTTTGGTTTTCGCCCGAAAAATCGTCCGTTAAGTTGCGCCGTCGCGCCCGATCCCGTGAGTTCCGCCGTCGGTGCGCCGGATAGCATGTGCGCGATTTCAACAGTATCTTCAAGACTTATCGCCTCGAATTTAATGTCGTCGCCGCCTACCATAAAGGAGTCAATAAATGACGGGCGGTTATCCGCTTCGATATTGACCTCTTTGCCTTTGATGCTCGGCTTGGTTTCGCGCAACGCTCTTAAGTCATATACGTTTCCCGTTTCCGCGAGAGTCGTAGGATTCAAGAGCCTTGCGAAAGCCCACCAGGGGCCGACTTGAATTGTATCTGCCAATTAAATCACCTCCTAATAAGTTGACGTTAAGGTATTTACAGTTCCCGCGCTCCAATCGTAATCAGATTCAAGCGCAAGCATAAATCCCATAACAAATACTTGGTTGCCTATGACTCCCGAAACGGGAGCGATAGATTTTACTTTTAAGTTTTGCATCCCTTTTGATTTTAGGAATGCTCTTTCGTTTTCAAGATGTTTCGTCGCGAGTTCGATTAACGCGCCTGTCCGGTCGTCAACATTTTTGTTTGTCGTGTCCGTATTGCGCGGGCGGTCGAGGATAGCTATAAACGCTTTCCCGCCGCGAGCCTGTCCGTGAAAAACATAGCCGTCGCCGTTCCTTCCGGTTATCGCTACCTCGCCGGTATCGAATGAAAGTAACGGATAGTCTGCGTCTGTTATCTCCGGCGCACCGGGCGGTTTATGCCAGACGTCGTGAATATGCGTTACGGTTTTACAACCGCCTATCGCTGTCCACGACGGCAACGCGAAAACATCGCGCAAGGCATTTATTAATTCGTTCATTGATAAGCCTCGACAATCGCCTTTTCGATTATTTTAGGAATCAAAGGTCGCATAAGAATAAGGGCGCGTCTCATATATGGATTTGGTAACCCGCCTTGCGTATAAACAAACCTTCCGCCCTTCTCATTAAAATAGACCCACGGGGTTTGCCGACCTCCGCCTCCTTCTTTAAAAATACCCGTTCCTTGCTGAACAAAAATATCGTATTTGATCGGATTAACCAATCCACCAAGACTCACGCCATCGCCTATACTTATATTATCTCCTATCCTTATTCGGTTGACATCAATTCCCGCTTGCAGATTACCGAATTCATACGGCGCTTGCTCCATAGCTTTCCCTTTGGCTAATTGCAAAACGCGCTTAACACCGAGGTCTATTCCGGCTCCGAGAATATTTGCAATTTGCTGTGGGGTTAAATCTTTACTCATAACCCCTCCGCTACATTATCCCGTAAAGGAAATATAACCGCCGTCGTTACGGGGTTTATTTGCCCTGCGGGAATATAGGGTTTAGTTAAGGCATAAGCGTCCTCTAATAGTCTGCTCCGTTCCTTTTCGATGTCATTAGGCATATAGTATCGCGTTGTCTGTCCCGGCAGATTTACACCGCCGGTAGTGATGGAATTTATAACCCCACCATTACCGGCGATCACTGTATTGATTTCAGGGAGTAAGTAATATTTAGCGAGTAATGCTTCGGCGTCTCTCAACGCACAGTATCTATCCGTCAACGCCCCGGCTTCCGCAAGAGCGGCGGCATATATCGCCGCACCGATCCACGCCTTCAATCGGCGGGTTCCGGCGCGTAAATAATTGTCAACCGCAGTCGCCGCAAGCGGGAGGTGTCCGTATTCGATTACATAAGCATTTGTCGCTAACGTTGACACTTAACTCCTTAAGGAACGAGTATGCGAACCGAGTCCGCTGTGAATCGGTTAAATCCTATCGCGGTTCTCCAGTAGAAAGCGTTACCCGGCATCTTCGCTATACGTTCGATTTCCGATTGCATAACCCCGCGATATTCATACTTCTGAATACCGTATGCTTTCTTGATGCCGACCAACTTGTTTTTCAAGTTGTAAGCCCCGCCAGTCGAATTGACATTGCAGAACCGTAAAGGCTTTCCAAGAACGGTCGGGAACTCGCGCGAAGTAATCCCGCCGGGGTTCGCAATCGGATTGCGAAGGTCGGAAAGATTAAGAACTTCCACGAGCGAAATAACCGCGCCGGTATCGTCCGAGACCGAGAAAAGAATATCCGGCTCACGTCCTCGAGACCCGCCTGTCGTCAAGAACATTTTGAAAATATCCTTTGTCGTCAGGACGGTCGAAGAAGCGAGTGAAACGGATGTAAAGCCCGCCGCGATTGCAATAAGAACGGCGTCCTCTACCTGCCTGCGGTAGATTTCGTTCGACGCGATTTCCTTGACCATTACTTGCAGTTGGTCAATGGATTGCGAAGCGGCGGCGCTATCCCCTATGACAATTTTAAACCCGTATTCCGAGAGAGTGATAGTCTCATCGGATTCGGTGATCGTATAGGTCGGAGGTTCCGCGCCCTGCGCAATTTTCGTCGGCTTCTGGCTCGGAGTAGGTAACGTCAACTTCGGACGCAACACAACTTTCGAGTCAACCGGTTTTGTAATCGCGATTATGTCCTCCGGTTTTAACTCGTTTATATCGAGTTCCGCCGTTGACATCAAAACCGCTCTCTCGACGACTTCCGGGAATAATCCGACGTTTTGCGGATCCCAGAAAATATCGAGATTGGTTTTGTTCGTTATTTTACGAATTTCGAGCTGTCTCTGGAAAGCGTCAAGTTCGGTCGCGGCGCGTCCTTCGACGGAGTCCGCACCGAGGGCTTTTAACGCTTCCTTTTCTTTTCTCTCCAACGCCAGACAAGCCGGAGTTTTTGAAAAATCTATCGAGCCGTCTTTTCTTCGGACAGGTTCGCTCGTAGAGACTGCGAGAATTTCCTTGTAATCCTGCGGAGTTAGCGCAAGTTTAGGAAAGTCGAGTTCATAAATGCTTTTTCCCATATTTTTTCACCTCCTCCTTAATCCAAAATAAAGGTTACTGTTACCGCCGCTGTGTCAACATAGGTAATCCGAAAGAGCGGAGAGCCTGCGGCGGCGGAAGCGATAATAACGCTCCCGATTGTAGCCGAACTAACGAGCCTTTGATAGCCGATTGTCGGAGCCGTTCCGGTATAGGGTAGCGTTACCGCACCCGTTAACTGAACGGCGCAAACATCGCCCGCCGGTTCGATTGTGCGAACGACGCCTCCAAGATCGTCGCCCGAAGTGAGCAACGCAACTGTGTCGTTCCCTGTAAATTTTACAGGTTTATTGATGTCGCCTACGACACCGCGGGAAGGCGGAGTGAGCGTGCATAAAGCCGCCCTTAAATCCGTAGTCCCCATTCCATCGAGTAGAGTAGCCAATTTACTACCTCCGTTTTTTGTTGTTTTGTATGGTTAAGTTTTTCATTATTTAATCCACAACCCCGTTCCACCCTTCATTCCAATCCAGAATGAGTCTGCGGTAAAAATAGCTTCCGCCGAGTCGGCATTCCCGCTTATAAAATCGAGCGTCGAATCGTTCGGGCTTTCGATTAAAAATCCAGAAGCGAATACTCCCATTACTCCGGTCGGGCCTGTAGCGCCGGGGTCTCCCGTTGGACCGGTTGCCCCGGTTGCTCCGGTCGGCCCCAAAGGAATATTATTTGTCATCCACGTCTGAAGTTTTGGCATTAAAAGTGTATCGAGATCATTTGATTTATAGGATAATCTTGCTAACGCCGCCGAGTCCGCCCAAAAAGAAGCGTCTGCAAAAGGAACGGTATCTATCGCCGCAATCGAATCTGAAATATCGCTTTGCCATAGCGCGGCTAACGTCGAAACAGAATCATTCCAAACAGTAACCGCCGTATCCCGAATTTCGCCGCGCACGACGTCCCCGGTATCGCTCATATTCCCGCGCAATTCCGCGATGCTGTCCGCGATATGAGCCTGTATAGAATCGGAAACATCCCCGCGAACCGCGTTTGCCGTGTCTTTTATATAAGTTAGAATATTCGTGCCGCGAACGAAAAGCAAATAAACGTCTGTCGTATCCCCGGCGCTTTCGCCGAGCGTTACATCGCCGTTTGCAATTAATCTTCCGGCAATATATGAGCGTCCGGTTATCGAATCTACCGTCGTATTAATCATCGTAGCGACAGTAAGTTGTGTGAATGAATGGACTGTATCATTCGCAACCGTCCACCTCGCCCACAATGAGTCGCGGGTTTCCATATAACTCGCGGCGTCCTGCCACCAATATTCCGGTATTAAGTTACCGTCGGACGTTGCTCTCGGTGTCGGGGTCAACGCAATCGCCACTCCTACAAAAAGGAAAACGGCGAGCATCGCATAAATAAAAATTCTCTTCACGGTTCCTCCTTATACCGATTTGGAACCGAACTCATCCGGCTCCTTTTTGGTTTCGAGTTTGACCGGATCCGTTGCCGGGGGCGTCGGTCCGGAACTCCTACCTCCGGGCGGAATAACCGCTAAAATCTGCGCTTCGATAAGCGTCTCGAAAGAAGATAGGGTTACTTCATTTGCGCCTTCGATAGCGAGCGCAACCGACTCCGAGACGGGCTTTCCGGCTTCTTTAAGGATATTGAGTCGCGCTTTTAACGCTTCTCTTTTAGCGGAAATTACGCCCTCGTATTTTCCCGCCTTCTCCTTAAGTTCGATAGCCTTCGCCGTTCCGGTTACGACCAACGCTTCCAGAGCCTTTTCGTCGGCTCCTTCGGGAATTGCTATTCCGAGCGCAGTCAAAATAGCGATTAATGCTTTCTGCATTTGTGCCTCCAGTTTTAGTTTTTTATTTTTTTCGTTTTCTTTTTCCGTTTCGATTTCTTCCTCGTCAACTTCGACCGTCAATGCCGCCCTCGGCATCGCGTCCCTATCTCCTCCGTAACTTACTAACGAAAATTCACAAACATCGAGTATTTCCGTTACATCAATTGTTACAATTTTGCCATCAACTTCTTCGCCGAGCATATCGAAAAAGGTATTTATATCCATATCTGGATGCGACGGCTTCCACTTCATAATAAATGAACTACTCCCGTGCCGTAACGCCCCGCTCGAAAGTCCGAGAATCAAACTTTGTTGCGTTATTAAATCGCGTTCACGGGATACTTTGACCATACCGTTAATTCCCATTGGTTCGTTCGTATCCCATACGACGTTCTCTACTTTTCCTGTCCAATTTGGAATTGCATCATAATGGTCTGTAAATAAAGTAAGACCGTCAAACTTTTTTAATGCTCTTTTCAAGACTCCCGGCAAAGTAAGATTAAGCCAATGTCCGGGGATAATCGAAGCAGACAAAAGGCGAAAAGGTATTTCATACCAATCTTGCCCAGTGTCTACGGGGAGTTTAATACCTTTCGCTAAAGACACTTCCGAATAATGCGCGTGTTTAACGGTCAAAGAAAATAGTCCGTTTTTATCTTTCTTACGATTTATAATTATTTCGGTAGGTATATCTTTATCTTTTTTCAAAGTTTCACGGCTCCCTTCAAGGTTCTTTCTCTCTCAACTTTTTTCCCGCATTTACAAGTCCCGATAAAAAGCATCGTTACCCCGCGCTCCCCGACGGGCAAGAGAATAACTATTTTTTTACATTCTGGACATCTTACTGTCATATTAAACCTTCCGTCGTCGCGACAAGCTCACAGTGGCAGTGAACATGATAGGTCGGAGTCGCGCATCCGACAGTTTCCATACGGTCAAGATTAGTCCGGGCGCGCTCGTGCCAATCAGTTAAACTTTCGCCTTCGTGCCTCACGCTTTCACGAATCAAATCGTTATTCCCGCGTAAAAAATTCAAATAGGTTTCGGGTTCCATTTCAGATTGCGCTTGCATCGCTTCATATGCCGGTTCGACCGACACAATCATATCGCGGAACGGTTCGCAAACTTCACAACAATCCGGCGCCGGGAATACTCTAACCGTTCTTATTCCCGCCTGATGAAATTGCGAAAGCGCCGACCAATTTCTTATCCGCTGGGTTCCTGTGCTAATAATAGCATCTATACGGTTTTCCGAAAGCGCCCCGAAATGTTCACCAAATTCATTCAAAAAAGCCGAACGAGTCTCCGCCGAAATCCGCCCAAATATACCTTCACCGTCCCGTAAAAATCTTTCTGAAAGCCAATCCCTTAATTGAACGTCCCGCGCTTCTCCTGTCCATAAACTACTCGCAAGAAAATTATCGAGCGTCGTCGCAAATTCTATCGCTCTCGTATCCGCCGAGGACATATAAAAATTAATACCTATGCCGCTTGCGTCGGTCAAAAGGAATGATGTATAGATTTCAGGTATTGACCTTTCGACGACCGTAGTCCAACGGGGATCGTATTCGCTCCACGCGGCTTCCATAACTCCGGCGCACTGGTCGGCAAATTCTAACGCCGTCCGAAAATCCCCTGCGGTATGGGTTTCAAGAAAAGTTTCGACCGCTCTTGTCATATCTCGTATAGCGTCGTGCGTTATCCCTCGCATCCCTCGCGTATATTCCCGAATAAGTCTCTCCACTTCGCGCGGCGTTGAAAGCGAAATACGTTTTACAGATAGAGTTCCCGGCGTCGGCTTTGTTATTATTCCACTCGCTTGAGAGTATCCGAGTTCACGTGCCGCTTGGTCAATATCAATTATTCCACCGGCGACCTTCGATAGTGCTGTCCTTACTTTTATTTCTTCCGCTTCCGCGTCGCCCTTCGGATTTAAGGATTGCGGCGGGTCAAACCAAACTTTAATCTGTTCGTTTATACCGTGTAAAGCGAGGTCAAGATTAATAATATGTTCGAGCGCAACCGACACAAGTTTTTGCGCAGAGTCCGCTTGCGATGTAAAGAGCGTATAAACGACACTCGCAAAACTTTCAGTCGAGCTATATGGTCTCCCCATTACCGCCGGAGGAACAAGCGCGCCACTTGCCATTTGCTCTTCGTTCAAATCCCATAGTTGTTTTATCCCTGCCGTCGAACCGACCGCCGATTCTATGGTTAATTTTTCATCTTCGTAAAGCGCGAGTCCCCGATTGCGGAACCCGGCTTGCAGTGTCGTTGCTTTCTCGTTCAATTCCTTTTGCCAGCGATCCTGCGTTTCCTCTATCGTTTCGCCGGATTTAGGTTGCGTCGGTTTGCAAGTCAAAACGGCGAGAAATAACCCCACCTTTTTCAAAAGAAAATCTATTCCCTCTCGCATATTAGCTTGAGCAAGAAGCGAATCTATAACCGCAATCGTCGGAGGGCGTCCCCACGGTTGGTCTATAATCCACGGCTCGACTATCAAATGCCGGAAAGTGAGCGGCGAAAGCGGAATAAAACTTTTACCCGTCATCGAAGTCGTCGGAATCTGAATCGGCAAATAATCTTTTTTTTCTTTATCCCATTGGAAGCGGATTTCTTTTGCGTTCAGTAACCAGAGTCGCCGCGCTTGACGAGCCGCCAGATCAATTTCGATTTCATAATCCAACGCGCCGAATACCGAGTATTGACGGAATAAGGAAAGCGTTAAACCTTCCCGGCTACCCATAGGATAAACGCGGTCAATACAGCTTTCGATAATGTCCACGCTCGCCGGAGTTAGTTTTTTACCGGACTTTGCTTCGTAATAAAAATCGGTATGAGACAGGCGCGTGAGCGCGTTGGTTGCGTTGGCTACGTCGGGGTTATAATTTGCCGCGCCTTCAAGATAATCAAAAACTTTCGCGTTTGGCGGGTTAAGATAAGAATATCCCATTAACGCGCCCGCCATTTGTTCGGGATAGGGAACCGAGGACTTGCCGTCGGGCGGCATTTCTTTAATTCCCGTAGCTACTGCGAGTTGTTTTTTTGAGAATGGATTCTTAAACCAAGACGACATAAATTCCTTTTTTCGTTTCCTCTCGCAGGAAAGTTATATAAAGAATTTACGTTGTCAAATTAAATACAATTAGGTTGCTTTTTTTACAATCCGACGTGAATGAGTTTTGTAGTCAAATTTTATACGAAGATTATGATTCAAATATTCTGTATCCCAACGTGTAAAATTGCACTTAAGACAGTTACGCTCCCGAACTACGACGGCAAGGTCGGTTCCCGGTTCCTTTCCCGGACAGGTGTTCGTTACCTCGAACCCGCGCTTATGACAGCGAGGACATTTCACTCGTTGCTATGCCAAACCCTGAATGGACAATCCTTAAATCCGCATTCATCTACGCCTATCATACAAACCCACGCTACTATTTCGCCCACCATATTCGAGACGATATAGAGCGCGATATTGCCGTTGTCTTTTTCTTTCGGTTGCGTTTTTATAAATTCGCATCCGTCGTGAACTGTTTTGTTAATTTCTGAGAGCGTCATTTTTCCTCCGTTTATTAAGTTAAGGTTATAATAACCGACCCTTAATTTATAAGGGTTTTGTCAAAAAGGGTTCCGGCTCACTACTTTTTTTTCTTTCGCCTTTGTCAATCTTTTTCCCGAATATCTTTTCATAACTCTCTCTATACTTTTCAAGGTCGGTTTTCATCTTCGCCGTCGAAGGGCTTCGGATCGCCTCCTGCTTCCCGTCCCATTATATCTGCACCCCAACGGGAGAGCAACCCGTCCCATAGTTCCGCGCTCCGCCCGTATGAGCCTCGAACCCTAACGATATAGCGTCTATTTCGTCGTCGTGAACGCCCTTTTGCGGGAACGCGCAAAGTCTATCTAAAAAGCCCGCAATCCAACCGCTACCATTATCTATCAAAAATATATTGCCCGCTTCCGCCGCGCTCGCGACGGGGTTTGCTCGGATTTCTTTATTCGTCGTCGGGGCTTTGTAAGTTACATCGCAACCAACCAATACTTGCGTCCGGTAGTAATCCGCCGAGTCCTTGCCGCTTGACCCGCCTTCCATTTCAATCCATATCGGACAGGCGCGTCCGTCGAGGTCGGCTGTTTGCCGGATAGTTATTTCGTTTTCTCGCGGAGTCCCTCGGAACCGGAGAGAAGCATCAATATACCAACGCCCTTTTAAAACGCCCACCTTCGCCCCGACGGTATAGTCGGGATCGCTACCGGGCTTCGCTACCGTCGCCGCTCTGTCCCACGCCCTAACCCAACGTATGCCTTCCGGGAGAGCGTCGGCTTTTATAATTTTGCCGTCAAACCATATCCGCTTGAATTTTTCTCCTGCCGGTCTCGCGTCCCAATCCCCGCTCATAATTCTCGCCCTATCGTATGGGTCAAGTTCCGCAAGGCTTTTCTCATAATCTTTCCTATCCGAATATGGGTTATCCGCTATCGTTGCGGGAATAAAAGGTCGTTCAGGACTACCCGGACTTACGAACCTTTCTTTTACCCACTCGTGTCCGATATTACCGGGGTTCGATGCTATTCGCATCCGCAGGGGAATTTCAACTCCCGTCGTTCGTCGGAGTCTTGAAAACATATAAAGATATTGAGTCCGAGAGAATGATGTCCCCTCATCGAACCCTATAAACTGCCACTCGCTCCCGTCGTAGTTTCGTTTATCTTCTTCTCCCTGCATCGCGCCGAATGTTATCGACGCGCCCGACGGGAACTTCCACCGCTTCCTTTGCTCTTGCCAATAGCAACCGGCCCCGAGACCGGAAAACATTTCGGTAGCCAATTCAATAAGCCCGCCTTCTCTTATGAGTTCGGGATAGGTGCGTCTTAAAAGTAATGCTTTATATTTGGGAACATCTACGTATTGGGCCGCCGCCATCATTAAAGCGACCGACTTGCCACCGCCGCCCGCGCCACCAAAAAAAACCTCCCGGTGCGGAAGCATAAGAAAAGCGAGTTGTTTAGGTGCCGGGGTTTTCGTTATGAATCGGTTCATCCTCGGTGCAATGCTCTGCAATAGCTTGCTGTCCGATGCCGATAGTGCCGAGAATTCTAACTGCTTCTGCGAGGGATTCGGGGCTAATAATGACATTGGTTTCCCCTATGTTTTTCATATTAATATCGCCGTCAAGTTGCGTCTTATCGGACTGGTCTAAACGATTCTTACCGAGCCAGACAAGCATCGTAGTATTCGGTTCCTTAACAATATCCCCATTAGGTTTTCTCAAACCCATAGCGGTTTCAAATTGTTTCGCTCTCAATAGGGCGTCTCCGCTTGCCCTTTTAGATTGCGAATAAGCCGAAAAATCCGTTTTATTATCTCTTTTACACGTATTGTAAAGACTATCTGGGTGCATACCTAAACGCGCCGCCACTTCGGTTCCTGTGCATCCGGCTTCGAGGTATTGATTAACAAGTTTCCAGTCTACAATTACTTTCGGTCTTCCCGCTTTGCGCTTTTCTTGCGTTGCTTTTATCTTGTTAGGCATTGAGCAATCCTTGTTTTTCTTCTTGCGCTCGGCAAAAAGCATAACTAAAATAATATTCCCACTTTTCTATTAGTTGACTTTTGCCGCGTTTTATAGCATATTCTTCAAATGTCTCTTGTCTTTTTTTACTATTGCAAGACCTACACGAATATACTAAATTATAAGGCATATTGTCGCCACCTTTAATAAGGGGCGTTAAATGTTCAAGACATTTATATTCTTTACCAATTAGTAATTTACCGCAATAAAAGCATTTCCCGCTATGGATAACCCATAAATGTTTCAAAAATATTGGGTCAAGAATACCACCATTAACAAACCTTGCGCGTCTATTATTGTGATAAATTTTAGACCGTTCAAGAAAAGTTTCTTTTCCCCCGCGCCAATTCCAAAGATTTTCTCCCTTGCATTTCGGGGAATTTTTACGCGCATCACTTAACGCTTTTCGCCACTTTTCTGGTAATTTTGTTCCTTTAGATGATTTTCTCCCTATTTTACTACATTCGATAGAACAAAATTTCGTATTCGGATAACTCGTAAATCTTTTCCCACAAATAGGACAAATCCGATATTTCCTTAAATTTTCAGCATAACATTCTTTAGAACAAAATAAGCGGGGGATATTTTTCATATATCCATTAGCGTGAAACCACTTACCACAACTTTTACATTCACAAAACCTTTTCCCGCGTTGCCCTATCAAAACAGTAACTTCGCCATCAAAATTATACTCTCCGGCATTAAGCAAGTCCATCATTTTAGGGAAATCTTTAATGGAATTTTTCAACTTTTCAAACCGATCACCTTTGATAATTCTCGGATTGTCAGGATTTAACTTAAGGCTTGAAAGTTTTATTTTCGGAACGGCTTTTCCCATATTTTACGGCGCGATTATCGCGCTCTTGTTGGTTTGAAGTTTGAGCCAACCTTGCATCAAAAGCGTCGCAAAAACCGGACACAGTTGCTCCGGCACGCCCGTTATCGGCTCCCCGTTCGGCGCGGTTATTACGATTACCCGGTGCAAAAAATCAGCCCCCACTTTGTAGTCAAAATAGGGGCTTTCTTTACCAACACAAGGGGGCGCGGAATGACCGCCGTCGCCAAAGGAATTATTAAGTTTTTCGTCTGTCATAAACTAAATATAATCGCGTTTTTTATCCTGTCAAGGTCTTTTTTTATTCGCCTTTTTTCGCGGGGTTCTTCGCTATTGATTGCCAGATATTTCGGAAAGAACTCACCTCGACGCCGGGCGTTCCCGTCGGATCGAATCCGATTTTTGCGCGAGTAAAGCACAAAACAATCTTCTCCGTTGCCGACATCTTCTTGTCGCTCGACCGTAACCGGAATTGAAAGTCTACGTCGAAAGACATCATTACGACGCCCTCGGTAGCGCCGAGTTTTTTTATGTATTTTTCCGCGATGTCCCGCCCGACTTTGTTTTGCGGAAAATAATTTGCGATGTCCTCGACGCCCTTAAATTCCCGGACGGTTTCGCCTTCTCCGATTTCGTATTCATCGAGCAGGAACGGGCGGAAATTGTTTTCGATAAAATGCTTTCCCGCAGGGAGCTGGTGATTATCCTTCCACGTCTCATTGCAGAGGGCAAACATTGCGGAATAGTTACGCGCTTTCCACGCCTCGAAAAAAGCTTTTATGGTTTCGGGTGCTGTCATTTTTCCTCCGTTTGTTTCGGTCGTTTTTTTATGTTTATCTTTTCCTTATGCTCCGATAAAGGCGCAAGGGGACACTTTGGTTTTGGTTTCATTTTGCTTCCTTTTCGTTAAATTCCAACACGCCTTGCCCGCGCTTCCTTTTGTTTCTCTCTATGTTTTCAAGGCGGGACTTTTCGACGTGGCATTTGTGGCAAATAAATTGCCTATTCTCATTAGTCCAATATTTCAATTCTTTCGGCGCGTCTTTTAAGGGTATGATATGATCGTATTCGTGTGGCGATAGGGTTTCTTTTTGAGATTTACCACAAACCGCACAACGCCCATTATATTTATTTCTAATTTCTAAATCGCTGGGGAAATATACCGCGTAAAATTCCTTTTTACAGGCTCCGTGCCAAAAAGTTCGTCGTTTTTCATTCACAGGTTTCCCGCACCAACGACATATTCCTTTTGTTGGTTTAAGAAAAAAAGAAGCGGGGAAAGGCGGCTTGCGGTATTCTTTGTCAGCGAAATTCACTTTCTCGCTCCTTTTATTTTCGCCGCTCGTTCGGGATAGGTGCTTTCAAACCACGAACGAAAAGATTTAGCGTGGTTCGTTGCCGTCCGATGGTGTTGTAGACATAACCATATCCCGCCGTCTTTCCGCGTCCTTATCGCCGGTTATTTTCCCGTAGACGTGATGGCTTTCACCCACGCATTCGCTCCCGCAAATCGAATCCCCGAAAGGATATTGACATACCCCGCCGTCTCGTTCCATTACGGCGTCAAAAAAAGCGCGGAGTCGGTTATAATCGGTTGGCATTTTTACTCCTTATCATGGTAGTCTGTAAAAGCAAAGTCAATATCGCAACACTCTTTTTCTCCGCCGCAAGTTACGCAACGCCCTAATTTTTTACATTTTTCTTCCGTATAAAGCGTAGCATCCCCGTCAGGTTCAGAAGGCGGGTCGGCATATTGAAACGTAAAATAAAATTCGCACTTTTCGACTACCTCTTTCTTACTCATTTTTCCCTTTCGTTTTAGGTTTGAAATCGCATTCTACAGTTTGTTTTTTCTTGTCTTGACCGCGCCAATGAACGCAAGTATAGCATAAATTCGAGCCTATAAATATCGGTTCACCGTATTTCACAAACCCGTGAGGACACGGCGAAATACATACGCGGTCGGTTTTTTCGTAACGCAATAGCATTATTTAGTTTTCTGTTTTTATGCAATGAATTAAGGATGTCAACCAACCCGCGCAAGCCATAACCAATAAGTTAGCTGGGTTTGAGTCGCTAACAAATAAATAAATACTCCAGAGAATACATACGCAACACATAAAGATTGCGAAAAATTTTACGAAGTTCATTTCGTCTCCTTCAGATATTCGATTAGTTTTTCAAGGTTTGTCGTTAAAAATAAAACTTTCCCGTCGGGACTTTCGATTGTCAGCTCGGAATGCGTTTTAAGGGGTTTGAAGCGGCATACAAACGCCTTGCCGTTCAGGTTTGATATAATCTTCAAGTTGCCCCATTGATGCAGTTCAAGGGCATTGTAAGCGTATTTTAGCTCTATTGCGATATTCCCCGTCGGAGTCGAAAGAATACCATCGAAAGGACGGCGGTGTTCTGTTATCTGTTTTTGCCCCTTGAAAACAATAGCGTCAGGGATTTTGAAATAACGGCATCCGAGAAGCCCCGCGCTGGTTGCAAACGCCCCTTCAAACTCGCTCTCATTCCGATAGGGCGGTAAATAAGATATAGTGTCGCCGTTTTTTAACTTTTTCATTTTACCTCCGGCAGTTGCGCATATTTTTTCCCGTCAAGTTCCGGCATATGCACGACTTTTCCGTCAATTTCTATCTGTTTCAGGAAGAAGGCGGTATTTGCCTGAACGCATTGGTCGCGCAAACTACGAACCCAATCAATATTCATCGGTCGCCGTCCCGCGCCGCTCTCGCAACCGCAGATTACCCAATCGAGTTTTGCTAAATTTGCCATACCGAAAGAACACGATATTTTTGTTTCTTCATTCCCATATTCGCGCACAAGGGCATCAAGTTTATATGTGCCATAAGAAATGTTTCGTAAATCAATTTTCCCCAGCATCGGTTCGATACTTACAAACATTTTCGCGGCGGGAGTTGCGAGCAATAGCGGAATACGTTCATCCGCTCTCGCTTGGTTCTCGCACGTTACGCCGAGCCAGATGTTCTTTGGAATATCTTTTAACCACCATTGCATTGAGTTAATTATATTCTTCATTCTTTCCGGTCGTTTCGTTAATATCAAAAACAAATGCCCTAATTCGTAACAGGCATCCATTGTGAATAAAAGCTGTTTTACATAATCGTCTGGCACGTCCTTGTGGAATAGGTCGCTCATCGAGCAAACGAAATACGTCGTCGGCTTTTTCCGGCGCAACGGAATATCGAGCCGTTCAGGATGCAGTTTGACCGAGAAGTCCCCGCCGCCAAACCGCTTATTCATCGCACGCGCCCAACAATGGTCGCAACCCTCGCTTATTTGTGTGCAACCCGTAACCGGATTCCACGATTCCCCTTGCGTTCCGTCCGCGTTACGAACCCAAGATATTTTCGTCATTCGGAGTCCTTTTCTTTTGGTAAATTTATGTTTAGATTCCCCGAAATAATTAAATTCTCCAACGCTTCGGCTATGCGTTTTAGGCACATACAAACCGCTACTGTGCATAAAACCACAATTAGCGTAAAACAAGACACCCAATAATAAATCATTTCATCTCTTTCTCCGCCTGCTCGCGGAAATAGGTTGTTAGGCAAGGCGTGCAAGTTGTTATATAAGGACAAGGTTCTTCGAGTGTGCAATATTCTGTTGCTTCTAATTCTTCGCACGCTAATTCCAACGCCCGCTTTTCAATAGCAAGGGCGCGCTCAAGTTGCTCGATTGTTTTCATTCTTTTCCTTTCTCGCTCCACGTCGGCTTAGATATATCGGATAATTCCTTGTTTGCTTCGCGCTGAATTTCCATTAGACGTTTGCCGCATTCTTCATCATACTTTTCCGATTCAGTTTTCTTGCGCCACATACTCATTCTTTTCCTTTCTGGTTTTGCGCCCACCATAACCACGCCCGAAGGATCGCGGTCGTGAGGGAAGGACTTTTGAAACTAATTTCTGTATCTCCCATAAAAATTTCAGTCCGGTCTCCCATAAAAATTTCAGTTTGTTCGCCAATAGATATTTCGCCAAACATAACTTCCCTTGCCAGCCCGTCCACAAGGTCGCCGGAACGGTAGTCGGGAAGGCGTTTGCGTATGTTTATCGGAGTTTTTTTACTCAAATTTTTCTTCTTATGCCATCCGTGCGTTTCGCTATATTCCCACCCATCCGCTCTCGCAACCGCCTCGTTCAAGGCGTCGCCGGAAAGCACGGTTATATCGTCGTAAGTTAGCATTAGGACTCCTTTATAAAATTTTTATTTCCCCGTTTATAGTGTCAATTTCAAACGGCTCGCCGAGAATAGTGAAGGCGATCATTGCTCCACCACCGTTATTAAACTGTGCCTATGAATTAAGCGCCACTTGCGACCTAACTTAAGTTTTTGAAAATATTTCATCGCTTCTTCCTCTGTTACTTTCTTCAAGATGATTTTTTCAACCCAAATTTCTGGATACCCCCAACGCCCTTTTCCTTTTGAGCAGTCTGTCGTCGCATCGTTTTTACGTTCTAAGTGTTGGACAGAAAAGTCATCGTTCATAACGGCTTCTCCTCTTTCTTTTCGCCCTTTAACTCCGCGATTCGCTTCTCCAATAAATCCGCGAACAATTCGCCGGTGTGCGTGAATATTCGTTCCCACGGACATTTCTCCTTGAACTCCGCGAGAATAAGTTCAGCGACAGCGATTGCGCCGACGCGCTTGCCTCCGTTGCGAATACGCATCAATTCTACTACCTGCGCCCGTTCACTCGAGGACAACGTGCTCTTCTTCGCCTCGATCAATGCGAATTCCGCCTCGATGTCTATTTGACGACGTTCTGGCATTTTACTTCCTTTCTTTTGGTTCTATGTATTTCATTCCGAGCACCGCGAAGAAATCCTTCTCCTCCGGCGTCGGTATTGTTTCCCAAATCTCTTCATCTCCGAATAGTCCACCCTTGCCCGCGAATCGCTGAAGCTGTCCCTCGTTGACTCGCTCGATTGTCCATTTCCGATAACCGCCGGAGTAAGTCGGTCAAGGCGGTCGTTTCAGGATTTATTTTTTCCCAATTTTTAACCCCTACCCAATGGTCATAATCCCTACAAATATGACAAATTTGACTATGCACATCATCGTTTGCGTATTTGCAATTCCCGCAACCTTCGAGTTTATTTGAGTTCTCGCTCATTTTATCCTTTCGGTTCGTTGGTTTGGTTTTGGTTTGCAAATAATCCCTTATCATTTCCGCTAACGGAATAAGGGAGTCGGGACGCATCCAAATAGTTGCCGTTTGTATGCCTCGATTCCCCTCTATTTCCGTCCGTATTTCGATGTTTTTTAAGGGCGTTTCGCATAGCATTAACGCCGCCGATTCATTTTCTCCGTCCCTTAATACCCGCTTCTCACAATACAGCTTTTCGGGTTTCAGCTTCGTTTTTGTGTCCTTCATTTCTCTCCTTCTAATTGTTTATTAGATTGCAGTTGTGTCTTTCAAGTTTCGCTATCTTCTCTTTATCGGTCATCATTGCCTTTTGGCAAATATCTTTCTGCAAGATCTTCTATATTGTCAATATCACTCAAAATTATGTTTTGCGTTCCGATTAGCGTTTTAATCGCAAAATATGGATCACTCCCATCCTCTTGGCTTGCTTTACTAACATCGTCTATTTTATTCATATACGCCGCAATAACATTTTCCGCTAATTCGTCAGTGTCAATTATCATTATTTCCTCCTGCCGCTTTGGTTTTATTGTCTACAAAAGGGTGTCGGCTTTCGTCCTCGAAAACTATCTCCGTAAATTTCTGCTTCCGTCCGTCAAAATCGCACCAAATATCTATTTTGGGGGCGTTCCGATTTTTATCTATTATCAAACAAGTCATATCGTTTGTCGCAATATCCCGCCCTTGAAAAACTACTGTGTCCGTCGGTTTTGCCCCGTATTCACTCGGTCGCCAGAGCAAACCAATTATCGAGGCGTCCTGTTCGATATGTCCACTTTCCCCTAAATCTTCCTTGCAAGGACGCCCGAATTTTCTCTCCGTTGCCTTCCGGTTTAATTGCGCCAGAGCCACAATGGGAATTTTTAAGTCTTTCGCGAATGCCTTCAAATCCCTTGAAATTTGCGAAACTTGGTCAAACCGGCTTTTCGATTTGTCGCCCTCGATGAGTTGTAAATAATCAATAAACGCTATATCGCAACCCATTTTGGATTTTTGCTTTTCGATTTTCGCGTAAATCGAATCTGTCGTTTCGTGCCCCGAAAGATAAAATCTCATATCCTTTTGCCAACCGGTCAACGTCTCCGACCACTTAACAAGTTTTTGCATTTCGGTAGAGCCGATCCGTCCGGTTCTTACTGCTGTATGTTCGATCTCCGCGCCGCTTGCTATTCCCCTGTCGCAAAGTTGTTTTTGACCCATTTCGATAGACACAACCGCGCACTTTTTTCCGTCGTGCCGCGTCGAATACATCGCGGCTTGTAACATAAGCGCGGTCTTGCCCGTTCCCGGACGCCCTGCAATTACGATAAAATCATCCTGCATTAATCCGTATGTTATCCCATCGAAACTCGGTATTCCAATTTTTACGCCGGGAAGGCGGGGCTTGCCGTCGAGGGCGTCGTTCAAACCTTCAGCGACTAATTCCCCAAAATCCATTTCGTCAATTTCTCGGTTTATCCCTTCAGTCGTTTCGCGGATTATCTTATTATATTTTTCAATGAGTTCCGGCGAAATTTCCCCGTTCGTTATCGCATCGCTATAATTCCCAAGTTCCCGCAAAAGACGACGGGCGGTGGACATAGATTTTAGTTTTTCAATTCCCCAAAAGATATTCCCGGATGTGAGCGATACTTGACTTAACATTGCCGACAATGCCGACGCTTCCGCTACTCCGCTTTCATAGAGAGTAACTATATCTGCCTGTATGCCGCGCTTATTTAGGGCAAGGACGCTCTCAAATATCTTACGTAAGTGGGGAGTATAGAAATCTTCCGGCGTGAGTCTGGCAACCGCTTCTCGTTGCGCGTCATTCTCTAACATTACGCAACCGAGAATCTGTATTTCAAGTTCGCCGTTTTGTAGCTTATCGGTCATAAAATTTCTCCAGCACGGTCAGGATGTTCTTTTGCCCACTGTATATCTTTTAACCTATTCTCTTCGATTTCAATCGCGTCCGTTTCAAAACGCCGGTCTATCGGTTGCTCCGGCTTGACAAATTTCGAGACGGGCGGTTTATTTTGCCGTCCGCGTTTATCCCATTCCCGCGCCGCCGGTAAATATTTATCAAAATTGCTTTCCCGAAATAAAGTTTTAGGGCAAAGGTGTTCGGACATCGTATCGTCGTTAAGCCAACTGAAAACCTTGAAATCAATAACCAAAATTAGGTCATCGAAAGAGTAAGTTTCAAGGCGGCTTTTTATTCCCGTTCCTACCCGATAATTTCGGTTCGTTTTTTGGTTAAGATAAGCGAGAATTTTTTCCTCATCGGTTGGGATTTCAGATTTTACGGGTTCGGGATTTTCCCCTTGAGAATCCCCTTTTAATTTCCTATTATTATTCCTATTATTATCCTTATGGGTGTTAGAAATTTCCAATAGGGTGTAGACACCCTCTCGACACTCTATCCCATTTTGGCGTAAATCCTCGCTAATCTTCTTGTGAAAAGTATTTTTTTCAGTTTGAAGACTTCCGTATTGAAAAACGACAAATTTAGGGATAAACCACTTTTTACCAGAGTTAAGGACTAAAATTCGTTCCCCGAAAGTTGTTAAAATATCTTGCGCGGAAAGTGTCGTTTCGGTAGAAAAATTCAGATTTTTTATATTGACATCGTAAATTCCTGCATTGCTACATTTATCTAAAATGTAAATCCAAACCAACTTATAATCTTTCGATAAATCCGTAAAGAACGGATCGTCCCATTTTTCCGACGCGGTGAAACGTTTAGGCATTTTGACCCTTCGCCTTAATTTTATTCCAGCAAATACCGCAAAAATATCGGATCGTCCGGTGATTATCACGAACCTTATTTGCCGCTAAATACATAGCTTCTTTTATTTCTTCTTTCGACAAGGATTTAAGAAAAGTTTTAATAGTAGATTGTTTGAAACGTTCCTCTAAAGTCCAACCTTTAAAACATTCTGAATAAACGGCAACCACCTCATCAATATCCTTTTGGATCATCTTTTCAAGTTTCGCGGCGTATTTCCGATATTCCCTTAACTGCGCTTCTTTTTCCTTAAGGATTTCGATGTTGGTTTGAACTTGCGTTGGAATTTTTTCAAGCGGAATACAACCCTTTCCCCGGTTGCACTCGAAACACGCGGTTATAAGGTTTTCCATAACATCTTGACCGCCCTCTTTAACCGGCTCAATATGATCGCATTCCAAGACAACCTCCGGCGGCGTTTTTCCGCAATAGGCACAGCGGAATCCGTCGCGCTTAAAAACCTCGAACCGCAATTTGTTTGAAATAGGCATTAGGCACTCCTATAAAAAAAAGCGGACTCCGCAAGCGATAGGTATGAATTATGTCGAAAGACAAAATCCTCGCCTTTGGAGTCCACGTTTTTATTTTTAAGTTTAACTAACATAATTCATACCTAATCCCATTATACGAATTGGTTTTCCCTTTGTCAAGGGGAATTTTAAAATAATTTAAAATAAATTTTCCTGCATCGTTTCGCGTTTTATTCTCGCTTCCGCAATCGTTATAAATTCGGGGTTAATTTCGCAAGCAAACCAATCCGTAAAACCTGCTCGGATCGCTCCGATTATTTCCGAACCCGCGCCGGAAAAGGGAATGAAAATTGTTTGCGGGTTGGGCGTTTTGAAAAGTTTAAGGATTCGGGCGTTTAGGGAAAAAGGCTTTAAAGTCGGGTGAGCGTTGGCACTTGGGCTTGTCCTAAATCTTTCAGAAACGTCGTCAAGTTCACCATCGTTATCTGCACCCGCTAAAGTTTCACCCTTTTCGGTTTCTATAATTGGCTCAAGACCGGCGGTTTTTAATATTTCTATAATTTTATCTTTTTCTATCATTTTTTCCTTTCGATTGTGGGTTAAGGGTTATTCGTCAAATCCGAGTTCTTTTTTCTCTTTCGGTTCTTCCGGCGCGGGTTTATTCGCCTTGCCCGTCAACGGCATAGACGCTTCCGGTATTATATCCGATATGTCCGCTTCTTGTTTGCGCCCTAAATCCGCGTCGGTGTCGAGTTGCTCCGCCTTTGCCATCATTATCGAAAGCGGCCACCTCTTGCTTGCTTTTCGGATTGCGGTTTTTTTCAGCATTTCGATTTCCCATTTTTGCCACGGGGAATAGGGACTTTTTGCGGACTTGCTCGCTTCTTTACTTTTCAATAATTCGGCATAGGAGAAAACGTCGCATTGATGTGAGCCGTTGTCAAATTCGACAACAACATAAGCCCCTTTGATTGCACCGGCTTCTTCTTTAGCGGGTTTTCGCAACCAAAAAGGAATATGAGTTAAAATCGGATTTAACCCCGCCGTGAAATTGAAGTCGTCGTGTTCGTAAATGATTTCGACGTTGACCGCCTTAATTCGCCCAGAGCGACGCGCAAGTTCGATATAACCCTTATATCCGATTATAAGCGTTGCGTCGCTCCCGTAAGGCACTATATAGGCGTGGTCAAGCCCTACGATGGGGAGCAACCCTAACTGTGCGCAATTCGCCGCCGCGACGAGGACGCTTGTTATGTCGCATTTTGCGATAGCGTCGTTTGTTTTAGCGATATTTACCAGCGCGGAATAAAAGGCGTCCTTATATTCCTTATCGCCGTTAAACCGCGCCTTAAACGATTCTGCAACCTTCGCTTGTAAAACCGTTGCGACAAGTCCGGCATTCGCCTTGACTAATCCCTGCTCTTGTTGGCTCATTCTAACTCCTTCTTTATTGGTTTGACCGATAAGACTTTGCTCTCGGTCGTTTTTATCGCTCCGGCGTTTTCAAGTTCACCCATAAACGCCTTGACTGCATTTGTTTTTTCGCCTTTTTCTACTTTCGACATAACCGCCTTTTCAAGATCGGTTTTATTGATTTTGAGAAAAGACAGTATTTCATTCGCGGAGAATTTTTCGGTTAAAAGTGGCGTTGCTTTTTCCGCGTCAATTTCCTTTCGGGTTCGGGTTTCAAGGGAAAAAATAAACCCGCCGGAATCTAAATTCCCCTGCTTTTCAATTTCAAATTTTAGGGCTTCGTCGAATTTGTCTATCGCTACCGCAAGCATTTTTCGGGCGGCGTAGACGATATGAAGTTTGTCGTTAAACGCAAGCCGGGAAATATTTAACTCAATTCCCGAAAGGTCTTTTACCGCGTTTTCAATTAGAGCCGTCCGCGCTTGACAATACAAGGCATTCGGGCAAAACTCGCAATGCTGTCCGGCATTGTAAATATCGCTATCTAACTGTTTGATTAGCGAATTATGAAAATCGGTAAATTGCGAAAGTTTGAACTCTTGCGTCGTTATTTCGCCGGTGCGTAAGTTTGCTATGCTTACAATCGCTTTCGGTTTGTCAAACATAAGTGCGGCGAGTAATCCATAAGCCTGTAATTGCGGGGTATAATCCCTTTCGACGCGCCCTGTTTTCCAATCCAATACCGCCACAAAGTCCGATCCAATTTGAATGACATCGGCAGTTCCGGTCAAATCCAGATAGCCGCCCTCGTCAACGGTATAGGACATCGGTATTTCAATTTGCGGAGTCGGAAAATAAGCGATAAGTTTTTCGTTCCAAATCTTTTTGCCGACGTAAAAAAGGAACCGTTCATCGTCGGTCAAATTTCCCGGCTCGATCCCGTCCCTAATATATTCCGCAAGAACTTCGTGAACGCACGTTCCTGTCCGCGATGCCTCACTTTCTTGCTGTATTTCGATTTCCGGCTCACCTATCGAACAAGCGCATTTTAGAAAAAGCGGTATTCGAGAAGCCCGTAGTTTCATTCGTTTTATTTCGTTTTTCTCCGGCATTTTAGCCTTTCTTTTCTTTTAATTTTTTAACCGCGTCGCTTGCGCGGTCGTGTGCCTTGCGAGCCTTGTTGAGTAATTTTAAGGCTTCTATGCCCCCGTTACGCATATAGATTTCAATTCTATTCCGGCATTGCGTTGACATTTTTGCCCCGTAAAATATCGTAGCTTTCTCTTTCGGGAATCCTATCGCTTGCGTCAATTCTCGCGGAGTCAATCCGGGCAAGTGTAAAAATCCCTTGACCTCTATTGAATCCTTCCGCGTGCAAGAACCAAACGGACGCCCGCGCCTTAATTTTGTTTTTTCTTTTATATACCGTAACATTTTTCCTTTCAGGGTTAAGAGTTATCTTCAGGGAGTCCGCGGGCGGCAACGTAAGCGGCGAAAGCGTTTTGAAGTTCGTAATCCATTTCTTTGCCGATATGTTTGCCGAGCCTGTCCGCTTTTATGCGGTCAAGATTTGCTTTCGCGGCGTCTATCTTCTCTTGTTTTGTCATCGCTTTTCTCCTATCTGTTTTTAGTTGTCGTTATAAGGAAAATATTTTCTTGCGGATTTTGCGGCTTGAATTAAATCGCAATCAATCTCTGTCAAAAAATCCAAACAACTTTGACAAAATTGATAGTCCGTTTTGGGATTAAAATTTTCAAATTCGCAGTCAAGTCCAGCCCCGCAAAGTAAGCAATTTTTATCCATTTTATCCTTTCGTTTGATGTTTAGCGTCGTATTCGCTTATCCGCGCCCCGCAGTCAGCGCAGATAATATCGGTTGTGTCGTGCGTAAGTGCCTTGTGAGGGCATTCAAACCGTTTCAATAAGGTCTCCATTCGGGCAACGTGAGCCGGGCAAGGGTGCGTTTCAGTGGTCATTTTGCCGCCTTTGAAACGAGGATAA